GAAGCGGCCGATATGGTGGCCGCTGCCATTGGCACCCGCGTTGTGCCGGCATCGGTGGCCGAGCGCGCGGCGCTCGAGGTTGGGGCCGAGTTGTTCCACCGCCGGCAATCCCGCAACGGGATTGCCGGCCTTGACAACATGGACTTTGCCCCCATGCGGATTGCGCGGGATCCGATGAAGGCCGCGATGCCCTACCTTCAGCCCTACCTAGGGCCGGCGGTAGCGTGAGTGCCCTCGAGCGCGCCGAAGACCTCGAGGCCGAGATAACCGGCATCTTGGTTGCCGAAGCCATCGACAACGTGACCGCCACCACCGACTTGCTGAAGGTGCCGGCGGCCCTGGCCAATGGTCCGGTGGTGGTGGTGCAGCCGCCCAAAATCGAGTTTGTGACCTACGCCGCGCGCGAATACACCTGGGAGTTGTTTGTCATTGCCGGCCCCACCCGTGACCGGCTCGAGGCGTGGGCGCTTATTGATCCGATCATCAGCGCGCTTGCCGCGCCGCTGAGCTTGACCGACGCCGAGCCGGCCACCTTCAGCCATCCCGGCATGCAAGACCACGCCGCCTATGTCCTGACCTTTACCGAAACAATTTAGGAGCAACCACCATGGCTGTAAAAGCACACCGGCTAGGCCCCGGATCCCTCAAATTTGGCGAAACCGGCACCGCCCAGGAATTCGCCGCGGCGCTGACCAACGCAAAGCTGACGCCGAGCCTGTCCGAAGAAGACAACGTGGACGTGCTGAGCGGTGAAGTGCTGGACGGCGATGACACGTTGGACTACACCATCAGCGGCACCGTGCTTCAGTCCTACGACAAAGCCGGCTTGGTGCATTGGTCCCACGTGAACGCCCTTGCGGTGCTTGACTTTGACTTTGTGCCCAACTCCGATGAATCCGATTACGGTTGGCGCGGCAAGGCCAAGATTGTGCCCCTCGAGGTGGGCGGCGACGTGAAGGCGCGCAACACCAGTGACTTTGAGTTCAAGGTCATTGGCACCCCGACCACCTACGACATTCCGGCCTAGCCGGTGGCCGGCCTAAGCGTCCGCCTTGACGGCGGCCGGCAGCTACGCGCCGGCCTAGCCAACGTCGAAGACGGCGTGCGGGATCTGAAGGCGGCCCACCTTGAAGCCGCACAGATAGCGGCCAAGGCATCGGCGGCCCTGGCCCCGGTGGTGAGCGGAAACCTTCAGCGCACCATCAGGGCCGCCGGCACCGCGCGTGCCGGCATCATCAGGGCCGGCAGCAAGCGCGCACCCTACGCCGCGCCGATCCATTGGGGATGGGCGCGGCGGAACATTCGCGGATCCTTCTACCTCTCCGATGGCGCGCAAAGCTCCGAAGGCCGGTGGATCCGCGTTTACCAAGACCACCTCGAAACACTCGTGAACAAAATCGAAGGAACCTAGACACCATGACAATTCAGCGGCTGCTTATCACCAAGCTTGACGGATCCGAAATCATCGTGACCCCCTGCCTTGCGGACAACCTGAACTTTGAACGCACCCTGAAGAACAACCCCGCGTGGGGCACGCTTCAGGAAAACCAGGTGAAGGCCGGCCCCTTCAGGGCATGGAGCGCCGGCAAGCGTGAAGGCACCGTGACCGAGACGTGGGAAGAATTCGCCAACGTGGTAGCCGCGGTGGACGTGGCCCCCGAGACGGCCGGCGACGACGACGCCGCAGCCCTCGAGGTAGACGGCCTGGGTTTAGATGGCCGGACGACTCAGCCCACCATCTAGTCACCATGCTGGCCCTGGCCACGCACATTCCCGTTAGCGCGTGGCTGGCCGAAGATCCCGCAACAATCGCAAGCGCCGTTCACATTCTGCAAGAGCAGGAACGCGGCCGCCGTTCCCGAAAGTAGGTAGCCCCGATGGCCGGCAAAACCGCCATTCTGTCACTGAAAATCATTGGTGACGCTACCGGCGCGCAGAAGGCAGCGGCCACCGCGAAGAAGGATATTTCCGGCCTTGAATCCGCGGTGGCCACCGCCGGCAAGGGCATCACCAAAGCATCCGGCGCGGTGGGCTTGCTGGCCGGCGGCGGCTTGGCCCTGGGCTTTGCCAAGGCCATTGAGACTGACGGCAGCAACCGGAAGATGGCGGCAAGCCTGGGCCTTGACCCGGCCGAAGCCGCCAGCATGGGTGCCCTCTCCGGCAAGCTGTACGCCAACGCCTACGGCGGATCCCTCGAGGAAGTCAACGCCGCGGTGGGCGGGGTGAAGTCCACCCTTTCCGAGTTCGGCCAGATCAGTGACGAAACCCTCGAGCGGCTGAGTAAAAAAGCCCTCGACACCGCGGCCGCGTTCCCCGAGCTTGGCAACGCCACCTCGACCGCCGGCGTACTCATGAAGACCGGCCTAGCCAAAGACGCTGACGAAGCATTCGACTTGATTGTTGGATCCGCGCAGAAAATGCCGGCAGCCATGCAAGCCGAGTTGCTGCCGGTGATGGATGAATACTCCAAGCACTTTGCCGACCTGGGAATTGACGGCACCACCGCCTTTGGCATCATGGCCGAAGCGTCCAAGGGTGGTGCCATCCAGATGGATAAGACCGGCGACGCGCTCAAAGAGTTCACCATCCGAGCTACTGACGGATCCAAGGCCACCGCCGACGCCTACAAAGCCATTGGCCTAAACGCTGAGGATATGGCCGGCAAGATTGCCGCCGGCGGCCCCGCGGCCCACGATGCCTTTGCCAAGACCGTGGCCGGCCTTCAGGCCATCAAGGATCCGGCCGCCCAGGCGCAAGCCGCCATCGGTCTATTCGGCACCCCGCTTGAAGACCTGGGCACCGCCAAGATACCGGACTTCCTGGGTGCCATTGATCCCATGGGCGATTCGTTCGACTCGCTGGCCGGCAAGGCAACCGAGATGGGCGATACGCTCAACAGCGGCCCAGGATCGGCCCTGACCACGCTTCAGCGCACCGCCGAAACCTCATTTACCGGCATGCTTGCCGCGGCACTGCCTGTCCTTATGCCAATCCTGGGATGGCTTCAGCAATACGCGCCAGTTGTCGGCCCACTTGCTTTGGGCATCGCCGGCTTGGCCGCCACGGTGTGGATTGTCAACGGCGCCATGACCGCGTGGACCGCTGCCCTTGCCATCGGCCGCGGCGCGGTGCTGGTGGCCACCGGCGCCCAGTGGCTTTGGAATGCTGCCCTTTCCGCCAACCCCATTGGCATAGTCATCCTGTTGATTGCTGCCCTTGCCGCCGGCGTGGTGTGGGCCTATAACAACGTGGGGTGGTTCAAAGACGGTGTGAACGAAGCCGGCCGGATCGCCGGCGAGGTCTTCACCAACATTGGCAAGTGGGTGCAAGACGTAATCTCATGGCTTGACAAGACGCTCGAGCCGGTGGGCGGCATCCAAGGCGCGCTTGACTTGATGGGCGCGGCCGGCAAGATCGCCCTAGACGGCATCATCGGCGGCTTGCAATCCGTTATCGGCTGGGTGCAAGACGCGGTGGGGTGGTTCGGCAGCTTGTTTGGTGCCAAGGACAAAGCCGCGAGCGTGGACGTGGGCGGCGCCGATTCCGGCGGCTTTGGCATGGCCCTTGCCACCGCCGGCCCCGCAGCGCCGGCCCCCATGGCCGGCATGTTCGGCGCCACCCTGGCTGCCCCGAGCGCGCCGGCCCCGGTGGGCATGTTCGGTGCCAGCTACGGCACCACCGCCGCCAGCCTTGCCGGCGCGGTGGAGTCCGCCAGCGGATCCGGCGACACCTACGTGAGCATCAAGCTCGAGGTGAAGGCCGATGCCACCACCGATACGGTGGCGTTGGGCCGCGAGTTGCTGAAGTCCATCAATAAAGCCCTTGCCGCGACCGGCCAACGCAAGCTGGCCACGCTATGAGCCTGGGACAGCCTGACCTTTACATTGACGGCCAGCTAATGCAATCCGCCAAGGCCGACCCACGGCCGGCCCTGGCAGGACTTCGCATCAACTGGGGCAACGAATCGCGCCTGGACTTTGACCCTGCATCGACCCTGGCCGGCCAACTGCTGATCAAAGGCGCGATGCCCTCATACCTGGACGTTGGCGCCCCGGTGGGCCTTGTGGACCCGGCATCGGGCCGGTGCATGTTCGCCGGCAGCCTTGGCCCCCTGACGGCGGCCCCGGCCGAGAACATCGCCGGCGCCATGCGCGTGTCATTCACCGCGGCATCACCGCTGGCCGAATTGGTCAAACACAAGGTGCTGAATTTTGATTGGCCGCTCGAGGACACCGCACCGACCCGCCGCAACCGGCTGGCCGGCGCCATGCCCCGCGGGTGGTCCCTGGGCGGCGTGGCCGGCTGGGACTGGGTAAACCAGGGCCGGCAGCGGCATCAGTCCATCGAGTGGATAACCCTCCTGGAACGCTACGTGCGCAGCTACAACCAGCGATACCACGACACTTCCTACTATGTTCCCGGCGCCGGCCTGTCCAAGCGGCTGACCGTGACCGACGAGCGAAACCGCGGGTACGGCGTGCCCACCCCCGCGGTGGCCGAGCGCGGCGCGTGGTATGCCGGCGCCGGCGACAAGCCGGCCGCGGCCACCGGC